ATGTATTAGACTGCGAATTTACAGTTCCGTTTGACAATAACACGGAAGCTAACGAGGCGGAAATCATTCTGTACAACCTCTCCTACAATACAACCAATCAAATTCGAGAAGGCGGAGCGGTCACCATCAAAGCCGGATATGGCGATGATATCGGAGTCATCTTCTCCGGTACCGTCTCCAAAAAGGAAATTCGAAACGAGGATGCCGACCGAATTCTTACACTTGCCGTGACAGATAGCGCAGGAAGAACCGGCTGGGAAGTAGATGTTCCATATTGCGAGGGGAATACCGCACAGGGGATTCTTTACGATCTCTGTGCAAGGCTTAACTTTCCGATTGTATCGTTTGCACCGATACGAGATTACGTGTTTGAACGAGAGGTACACGTAGAGGGCAGCCTGATGGATGCAATTGAAAAATATGCAGGAATCTGTGGCGTATCTGCTTATGTTTGCAAGGGATGTGTTTACATTCAGCCGTTATCTTATAGCAACGCAGAAACATACAGCTTGTCAGCAGAAACAGGGCTGCTTTCTACAGATGAATATGAAAAAGAGGAGAAAAACGGCGAGTTTGAAGACACGATACGAGGCTGGAAGCTAAAAGCACTGCTGAATCATCGTGTGCAAACTGGGACACGTGTGGAATTAAATTCCCCAAATGCATCGGGCGTATACTTTGTGCAGGAAGGGGAGCATTCGTATGACGGAGATTCCATGATTACGGAACTTCTGGTAGTAGAACGATAGGATGTGAAACAGAATGGCACAATCGAATGGAGCAATTTTACAGCAGATCATCCGGCAAAATCTAATGACACTGCATACCTGTCTACTATGTAAGGTTCTGTTGGTTTACGATGACCGGACGGCAAAGGTGCAGCCGCTGACATACCTAAAGACCGCAGCCGGGGAAGTACGCTCCCATGCCGCTCTGGATCACGTACCAATCGCAGACCATCTTGTGAATACCGTGCAAGATGGAAGCACTGGAATTGTGCTGTTTGCCGAACGGGATATTACAGAAGCACGAAAAGGCAACTATGCGCTGCCAGCTGAAGACCGGCACCATTCGTTTTCGGATGGAATCCTGATCGGGACATTGGGAGAAGATCTACCGGATCCGTCCCCCGGCAGCAACAGCCTATACTGGGAATCGTTTGAAGAATCCCTGCATCCAGAGCCAAGTGACAGCGGTGCATACTGGGAAGAATTGGAGGGGACAACGTGAAAGATTTTCGATTGAATTCTGCTGGAGATCTTGTCCTTTTGGGAGCTGATTTGGATTTGGTTTCCGGTACAGAACAAAAAATACAAACTCTGCATCAGATTCTTTCTACCAACAAGGGCGAATGGAAATTCGATCCAGAGGAAGGAAT